TCCCTTCGGAAGGTTCTGCCCTATGATTGCTGGATTGAATGCTGCCCTCTGAGCAGCCAGATTAGCTGCGTCCTGTGCAGCTACCTTCTGAGCAAATGACGATAGTACTTGGGATGTCGCTGGTGCGCCACCAGTCTGAGAGGCGACAAAGCCACCACCTAGTCCTAGTCCACCCATCAGCATAGGATTGGTATCCATCCCAGTCTCCTGTTGACCCTGTTGACCAATGAGGTCATAGGGCTGCGTCATAGAGTTATTGGCGGCTGCTTCCTGTGCAAGGCGTAGGGCTTCTAGTTCTTCTGGGGTCATAGCGGTATTATAGCATAAGGGGTTAAGTTATTGGAAATTTCTTGTTTAAATGTAGTTAATGTGTCGAATTAGTAAGTGTAGAGCGCTACATCAGTTATCGACGCTGAAACTCCAGTTGTCCCAAGGTCAAGGTATGCTGTTATAAATGGAATGCCTTGAAATGTTACGTTCGTTAATACGGGGGGCGTTCCAACGTATATGCTTGATATTTGCGTCCACGCATCTGAATCAGACGCGTTGGGGGCTGACCCAGCAAAAAGAATTGTCTCTACATAATTAGATGTATTGTTGGCGCTACAGGAAGCAATATAGCCGAAAGAGTATCCAAGGAAGTTTGACTCAATGGATGTATCGCCATTATACATTGCGATAATCCCTGACGAGCTTATAAAGATGCTTTGTGATGCAAAAGGGTAGTCTGGTGCGCCCGCATTGTTCTCTTCAAAATCAGAGTAACTTCCCCCGCAGACGCGTTTTATTGGCGTATCGGTATCGGGTATGTTTATGTCGCTTACGGTAGCCGTTCCAGCGGTTCCTGTTGCTAGGGCCGCCCCAACTATCCCATATAGATTCCAATAGAGATTCATTGCCTGATTGAGCGTCAAAGCGTTAATAACTGGAGGAGCCCAGGTTCCGCCTTCCGTTTCAGTCATATCAACCTTAGTGATACACTCGGGAAACCCGTTGCCCGCACCCAGTGCCGTAAACCCTGTTGCTGTTGGCATTATGTAACTTTCCCAGTTATTGAACCAGTGATTTGCGCATTCCAGGGTTCACCGTTTACACAGATAATAGCATTAAATGACGGTAGAGCTGGAGCATTTATGCCAGCATCCGTATTCAGTTCCGCGTATAAAGTTTGCTGTTGCGGCTGTTCAGTTTGGGATAATATCCTTTTATTTAACTTGTCAGCACCAGTTCCGCCCTGTGTCCTGTCCTGCGCTCTTTGCGTATCTCTCTGTGTGGCATCATTTGTTGATTGAGCGCGATTGTCAGTGTTTAGCCTAGATGCTGCTTCTGCTGTATATTTTTGGGTTTGAGTTGGTTCGGCCATTATATTGTTTCCTCCGTTACAACTTGATAATAAGTAGTGCCATCCAATGCACTTAGAACTGCGTTGACCGTGCGAGATATTACGCCAACCTCAGAGTAACCAGTTGCTGCTGTAGCACCAGTACCCGTGCAGCTCGATGATGATGATGAAAACGCAGTTTGAACGCTAATAGCATTTGGTGCAGACAAATAGGGTTGCTCGCTAGATTGGTAAAAAACGCTCCCGCTAGAAGAAGATGATGTTAAATAGCTTCCAACATAGTTCTGAACGTTTGCGCTTGAAGCAAAGCTTTTTTGATAGCCTACCTGTGAAAGTGTGGTGTTTCCATCAACCGCTGTTGCAACGGACCCATCGCCAGATTGAAGTTTTGTTTGAACAGATGTTACCGAACAAGATATTGCCCCAAGGTCATAGGCTCGACTAGCCGAGGCAGGTGGTGTTGTTGTAATTTCTATAGTGACCTGAGTTTGTACTTGCTTTTGCCGACGTGGAGTTGAGTTAGTGATTGCAATTGTACCACTAACATCTCCCTCTGATACAGCTTGAGTTGTACACGCTACGGTCCCTGGAACCTCAACTGTAGCTACGTCAGCATAGACAGTTTTAACCCCTTCAATCGCACCATCAAGCGTGGTCCTGATGTATTCAATGTATCCGTCCCTGACAATGTCTTGACTGTCAATTAAGACACCATCTGGGATAAGTTCTGCCCCAAGGGACCTGATGGTTCTTTGTGTGGTTCCTGGGATATTATTTGGCCCAGCACTTTGAGAGATAAAGATTTGACCTTCCCCTAAAGCTCCAGAATAATCATATACAGTATGACCATCAGATTTTCTTTCTGATCTGCTTATAATTGTTCCAACTGGAGTTGGGGGTGTACCTACGGAAACAATTCGGTTAATTTTTAATTTACCTTGATTTCGCTCTTCCGTGCTATTTGATATTTCACCATCGCCAGTGGCTCCAACATTTGTGAAGATAGTATAGCCGTCCTCCTCCCTAGAAGAGGACGATATGTTGTCGATTCCAGATGCTACGCCGAGTGCAGTTGTTGTAACTATTTGCAGAGTATCTTGATATTGCTTGTCGGTTTTTGCTGAAATTACTCCAGTACCATTAGCGAATACATTGCGAAACAAAGTGTAGCCGTCTTGTTCGCGGGTAGTTGCTTCAACTTCTACTCCAGCTCCTGTACCCGCAGAACCCAAGGATTCTACCGTTGTGATTGTGAGTTTCCCCTGATTTTTTGTTTCGACGGTGCGTGACACTTCACCTTGCCCTTCGGCAAAGGTATTGCGAAATAATGTGTAGCCGTCCTGCTCACGAGTGGTTGCTTCTATCTCAACACCTGTCCCAGTGCCAGCAGTCCCAAGTGCTTCTACCGTAGTAATGGTAAGTTTACCTTGATTGCGAGTCTCTACGGTACGTGAGACTTCACCGTTTCCCTCGGCAAATGTATTACGGAATAGGGTATAACCATCTTGCTCCCTTGTGGTTGCCTCAATCTCAACACCAGTCCCAGTGCCAGCACTGCCCAAAGATTCTATCGTAGTAACAGTTAGCTTACCCTGATTGCGTGTCTCGGTAGTACGAGATACCTCACCTTGCCCGTCAGCGAATACATTGCGGAAAAGGGTGTATCCGTCTTGCTCCCTTGTAGTGGCTTCAATCTCTACTCCACCCGCACTGCCAGCACTTCCCAGTGCTTCCACTGTAGTGATAGTTAGTTTACCTTGGTTGCGTGTTTCGGTGCTACGAGAGACTTCTCCATTACCTTGAGCGAATGTATTGCGGAATAATGTGTAGCCGTCTTGTTCGCGGGTAGTCGCTTCAATCTCTACACCTGTTCCTGTGCCAGCGGAACCCAAGGATTCAATAGTAGTTACCGTGAGCTTGCCTTGATTACGGTACTCAGTGCTACGTGAGACCTCACCTTGTCCATCTGCGAATACATTACGGAAAAGAGTATAGCCGTCCTGTTCACGAGTAGTAGCTTCAATTCCTACACCTATTGCAGAACCAGCAGTCCCAAGTGCTTCAACCGTAGTTACTGTAAGTTTACCTTGATTACGGTTCTCTACGGTTCTAGATACCTCACCTTGTCCATCAGCAAAGACATTGCGAAATAATGTGTATCCATCCTGTTCGCGTGTTGTTGCTTCAACCTCAACCCCCGCTCCTGTTCCAGCACTTCCCAAGGATTCAACAGTAGTAATGGTAAGTTTACCTTGGTTACGGTACTCAATAGTACGAGAGACTTCACCATCTCCTGTGGCAAATGTATTGCGAAACAACGTGTAACCATCTTGCTCACGGGTAGTTGCCTCTATTTCTACCCCCGTTCCTGTGCCAGCAGCACCTAGTGCCTCTACCGTAGTTACTGTTAAAGCTCCTTGGTTTCTGGTTTCTACGGTACGAGATACTTCACCATTACCATCGGCGAAAGTATTGCGGAATAATATGTAACCGTCCTCTTCTCTGGTAGTAGCTTCTATTTCTATGCCTGTTGCAATTCCTGGAAAACCAAGAGATGTAACAGTAGTAATGGTAAGTGCACCTTGATTTTTAGTCTGGGAACTCCTTTCAACTTCCCCGAACCCAAGCGCAAACACGTACTGATTTGTTGGGATACCCTCTACGTCACTTTGCCGAATTGAAATCTGCACTCCACCAATAGTACTTGTAGGAGTTTCGCTGAATGCTTCAACTGTTTCAACCTTGAGCTTACCATTGTTTCTTGTGTCAACGTTCCTAGATAGTACTGACGGCTTAAGGAAGGTGTAACGGTTTGTTTTTATGCCCTCAAAGTCGGATACCTGCGTGTTGGCTAGTACATATCCATCGGGAGTAGCAGGGTCAGCACCAATGGTTTCAATGACCTTGGCTTTCTGCGAACCTACATTGTCCAGTGTCTCTGACAGCGTACCCGCCTCAACATAGACTTCCTGTACTTGCCTAAAGCTATCAGTATCATCAATCCCATAGGACGCAAGGTAGCAGCGCACCGCTGTCTCAGAATCAATCTGATGGTCAATATATGAAGTGCCTACAGTCCCGACGTAATCAGTACCAGTCTCGGCAATGCTTGTACGTGTAACACGACGTAGGCCATTTAACTCGTAGTCAGTATTGTCATCCTTTACTTGAACAAAGGTAGACCCCGCAGTTTCATAAGTAAGGACTACTAGGTAGTCCCCTCCGTCACGCATTGATCGGTTGCCGGACTCAACCTTGGTAAGCCGCATATCGGCATACGCTTCTCCTGCACGTGGGGCGAGTCCATCAATGGACATCTCGGCGGACTGAAGGCTTCCGTAGTCCGGGAAGATACGATCCTTGTTTGCGCTGTACCAATCATTCCTGGTGTTTAGTGCGGTACAATTTACAGTAAGCCGGTAGCGGCCATTTTGTAATTGCTCAACCGATGGTTGACCTACTAACTTGAGTCGATTGGTGCGGTGCGAAATTGACATTAGCTATCTCCCTTAATAATTGCGAAATTTAGTACTACGGCTATATTACCCGTTGATTGATTGTGAGCATCGCCCACAGTAATCTGACAGGACCCAGCCTGTGTTATTGTAATTTGACTGTATAGTTTAGCATCTCCGTTACGTAAGCTAGTGATAATAACATCGTCCTCCTCAATGAAAGTATTATTCATTGTAAATGCCTGGATGTCATTATTTGAGAAGTCGTGGGTAAACATAGTAACCTTACCGCAGGGCTTATTCAAAGTTACACTTTCATTTACGCTAGTTGTTTGCACAACAGAACCTCCTGCTCCACTCGTGAATCCAATCTGATTGATGGATAGAGTATCAGTTGGCTGCATTATCAGTACCCAGTCAGTCCCAATTGGGTTAATCAGCATACAGTCATTCGGAGAAAGACTTACGGAGGCGGAGCCATTGATGGTCTGTCCAGCCTTGGCTGACACAACAAGTATGTCCGGTCCGATGCTACGAATATATCTCGGCTCGGAGGATTCACACTTGGGTAGTTCATACGAAGTCACCCCACTAATAACATAGCAGGGTGTTCCGTTGTGGTAGTTTGTTGATATAGCCATTAGCAGTCCCAAGCCTTACGGCTCCAATAATTTGCTGAGAGTTTGTTTGTCTTACCCTTGATCCCACCACTACGAGCGCAGTAGCTTTTCTTGCGCTTTGGCTGATCCTTCTTGATGCTCATATTAGCATCCCCGAATCGTACGAGTTTCTCTGTCCCGCCTTGGCAGGCTTTCACGACGAACTTCTTCCCGCCTTGTACCTCACGGCGGGGTACGTTGCACTTCATTTTGGATTTGTCCGGCACTACTTGCCTTTCTTTCCACCACGTTCACCACAGGATCCTTTGCCAGCACTTTTTGTTTTTCGTCCGTACATAATATTATTTGTTATTTGTTATTTGACTTGTGAGGAACCAAAGTAGAACCCTACGATGGCTAAAGCTGTTTGGCGGATCTCTGGTAGGATAACAAAACCCTGTACAGTGGTCCATTGCAGGCTCTTGAATAGCCCTAGAAAGCCTTTGGATTCTGATTGAATACTAACACCTATGTCCGTGAACGCAAAGACAAATGGGGCTATTACAATGGCAAAGATAACTGCAGCTGTAATTGCCCGACGCATATAGACACCACCACGAGCTGCTGCCTTATCCGCTGACTCATCCGCTACGACCTGCTTTTGAATCATACGCTCAAAGAGACGTGCTTGATTATCGGCCTGTGCCGCAATCATCTTCATTACGAATCCGCTTACGCCCCCGCCTAGCATTGCTATCAGTTCTGGTGTCATATTAATCCTTGTCTATGAGTTCCTTGATTACCTTGACCGCCGATGCAGTCATATAAATTAATGTAGCAAAACCTACCGCCATACCCAATGGGTTATTATAACCAAGTTCAAGGGTAGCTATAAAGCCCCCTGTGCCTATGGTAGATTTGTAAATAATGTCTTGCATCATACTTCAGGTTCTGGGTCAGGTGGTAGCAGTGCTAGGAATGTAGCTTTGTCTACGACTTCGCATTCATCCAGTTTTGCTTGGTCAAGCATCTCCCACAGTTCGTGGTAGATACCGCCTACACCGACCTCTGTGTAAATGTCACAGCAAGCACCGTAGCGTCCGTCAGTCAACAGCACTGGGCTGATATGATTGCTAGTAGTCAAGGTGTCTTGCTTTGCGATCATTGAGTCCCGCAGTTCTGCAGGAATCAGAAGATAGTTGTAGCTGTGTTCTTCAGCCGTAGGATTAGTGGCTAGGTATTCTGAGGGTGTCATAATTAAATTGCTGCGATTTCTGTGATTAGGGTGTCTTGCAGGCCTTCTAGGGTAGCAAGGTCAAGCGCAGGGCCGACGTGATAGGTTGCTAGGCGTGCGTTGCTTGATACAATTGTTCCAATGGCAAAAATGCCAATTAGAACTGCATTTGGAGCTGTAGATGTAACAGCCGCTGAATAGTCAGTTGCATTACTGCGAACATCAATATCGGTGCTTGTGCTGCGAGCTGCACCATACAGTCCAGGTGTAGGAGTCGTGCCTAAAGCTGTTGAGCCGTGAAGCCATTGAGTAGCATTTGCACGTAACACTGCGGACTGTGTACTATTGCCTAGTAAAAATCCACCCCCAGCTGTATGTGATTCTTTTATGTAAACGGAAATAGAAGCATCGTTTTGCGATATGGCAGTCCCAGCTACATTGGTAGCAAGATACTTTGTCGAACCATCACCTTTCAGTCCAGTCAACTGATCCAAATCACCTACAACAAAGTTATTATTTGTCAGCACTGGCATTCCGCTACGAAGGGGAACCGTAACGCCCTGAATACCTACACCAACAAAGGATGCAGAGGATTTCATATCGTCCCAGTAGGCTCCACCGAGCGTTACTAGACTATCAATGTAGTTAGCTAGTGGCTGACGGTATGCGTAGTGCGTAGTGTCACCTGCGGCTACAAGGCGTGAGAAATAATTAGCTGCTTCTGCGGAGAATTGAGCTTCTGCAACTTCTGTGATTAGGGTGTCTTGCAGTGCTTCTAGGGTAGCAAGGTCAAGTGCAGGGCCTGCGTGGTAGGTTGCTAGGCGTGCGTCTGAATAGGAACCTACACTTCCGCCTATAGCATTGTTTGCGGCGAATATGAGTAGATCTGCTTCGTCTTGAGCGCCCGACACTACAGCGGCAGTTAAATCGGTAGAATCACGACGATATGTAAAATTAGATGAATTATCACGTGCCGAGCCAAAGAATCCATCTGCGGAGTTTACCCCGCCTGCGCCCGCTCCACTGAAATTTCTCGCATCAATTCGTTGAGCAGAACTTCGATACTGAAAATGAAACGGGTTTCCGCCAGAGCCTGGCTTGATTCCGAGTAGTATTGATTGGTCTGCCGATGTCGCCGTGTCTAAATCCGTAACATAGAAACTGAGCGAGTTGTCGTTCTGAGCGTAGTCGGTCGTGTCAGTGTTAGTGCTTAGGTATTTGCCTGAGGTTGAGTTA